ACAATTTACTTCTAATAGAATTAACTACACTTTTGGTTTGTTCAATTTCTAATGAAAACAATGGTTTGTTAGTTTCTACTCGTGTTTTTACCTCATACTTTTGTATTATGGACTCTATTTTATCACTGCTTATATCATATTCTTTATCATAAAACAATTCAATCGTTAAATGTATTAATTCTGCTTCAAATAACAAAAACTTGTTTGTTGTTTTATACCATTTGCCGTCAACTAGTTTATCAATAATAATTTTGTCAATGTAATCCAACCATTTAGCCGGTTTTTCTTGCCTTTCAATACAAAATTTTTGCATTTCTTGTATGTACATCCATTTTGGAATGTAAAATGCGTTTTTTCCTCTTAAAAATAAATCGTATGACCATTTTTCAAGTTTCGTTTCGAAAGTGACATTCAATCCGTATTCATTACATATGTCTTCGGCTTTTTTGTATGATATAAGCTGAAAATCTTCACTAATAAAATCAAACGGGTTTTCCCATATATTTTTCAGTTCCAACCTGCAATCTCGAGTTTTTTTTAGTGTGTGTTCTATTTTATTTAATTGACTCATTTGTAATTTACATCTTACAAATAAATTATTCATATCTCTATCCAATGTGCTGTAATCAAGGAAATCTAATTCGTTATTTTTTTTTTTTAAATATGAAATAGTTGAGTTATATCTGTCAGTAAACTTTAAGTAAGATATTGTACGGTCTTGTATCTCTTTGTCTATGCTAATAATATTTGCATCAGTTGAATAAATTTCCAATTTAGAGTCTGGGTTGTTTTTGTCGTTAATATACCCTAGTGTGTACAAAATTTCGTTATTTCGTACTTTAATGTCTGATATTAAATAATATTTAGTGTTGTACTTTATTAAAGCATTTTTATTGTGTGGGACAATTCTTAATTTTAACTTGGGAACATTTTCAAAAGTATCATTTTCAAAAGTTACACGTACATTAGATGTAATTGAATGGCTGCTTATTTTTCCAACAATGCCATTATATATAACACTTGTTCCGTAATTTAATCGTGTATTTGTAGTCATTTGTCTTATAAAATAAATAGGTTGTATTCATTGTTATTCAATTTTAAATATATTTTTAAATATATTCTTTATTCGATTAAATCATATAAAAATAGTAGACGGGAATAATACGATGATAAGTATTTTAATTCCTATTTATAATGGAATAGAATTTATAGATGACTCTATTAATTCTGTAATAAACCAAACGTTTAATCATTGGGAATTGTTAATAGGTGTCAATGGTCATCCACAGGACTCTGAGATTTATAAAATAGCACAAACGTATGCAACAAAATGCAAACATGGTAAAATCAGAGTATTTGATTTCCATAATATTAAAGGCAAATCAGCCACGTTGAACGAAATGGTCGCATTATGTTCATACGATTATGTTGCCATTCTCGATGTGGATGACATCTGGAGACCGAATAAGTTACAAATACAAGCGCCTTTTTTAACGCATTTTGATGTGATAGGTAGTAATTGCATGTGGTTTGGCGATAAACCTGGAATTATACCCAAAATTCCAGTAGGAGATATTAGCAATTTTGATTTTACCTCGGTGAATCCAATAATTAATTCAAGTTCCATTATAAGGAAAGAATTATGCCATTGGAATGAAGATATGATAGGATTAAATGATTATGATATGTGGTTACGTATTAGACAATTAAAAAGAAAGTTTTATAATTGTCCTGAAGTATTAGTATTACACAGAATACACGGTGATTCATTTTATAATGCAAAAGGAAATCATAAACTAGTGGAAGGATTGCTAAAAAAATATAAATTTACTCCGTTTCGATTTTTACCCATTCAGGAGGACACAAATCTTTTACATCATGCGTAGCGGTTGCGGATTCGCCGAACCATTTTGAAGGATAACAAACGGTCTTATCGTCTCTTGAATTAAAATAAGCACCCCACCAACTAAACGAACTATTTGCAATAACGTTATAACGACACAAACTCATTAACAACATTTGCTCCCAATCAGATAATTTACTGGAACATCGAGTAAATTTTAAATTATTAAATTTTAATTTTAGACGATTGATAATTATCAATACATCTAATATATCACTCTCTTCGCAAAAATATAATACATGTTTGTCGTTTGGTTCGTTTGATGCAATATACAATAACGATTGTTCATAATATTCATACGTCATTAGAGGGTGATGATGTTGCACCTTTTTGTAATCACCTATCCTAAAATGAACACTAATAGTGTCTTGTAAAAACTCGCGCGAATATTCACTATTATTTAAAACCGCCTCTTTTAGTTCTTTTAATTTTATTAATGAGCAAATTGTATTAAATTCTTGCTCAAAATATTTATAACTCTGGAAATAACCAAATAACAAAATATTTTGGTCTTTTAATTCAGTTACATCAATCTCATTATATTCGTAGCCTTTTTCCTTTATTACTTTTAATTCCGGAAAAACGTTGGTAGTGACATGTTTTAATCGAGCAAAAAAAGTATTCCAATATGTGTGTCTAATAGTAGTTGTGCCTGAGCCTAGTGTTGTTACATCAGAAAATAAAAACACATTTCCACTTTTTATTGCATAAGCTAACGTAGTAAATATTTGAAATATTTGATTTCCTAATCCACCCATCAAATTGCACGTAATCATTTATTCAAACTATGCAAAATATGTTTAAATAATTATAATTCTTATTAATTATTATTTAAAATGTGTACAACCCACTCTTTGTTAGAAAGTTACTAAGGTTAAAGCAGAATCAAAAATAAATCAGAAACTAAAGCAATGTTTCAATAAATTTTTTATGTTTGGTACTTCTGTTATGTTCTGATTTACCAGAACACCTTACTTCAGAACCACACTCGCAAGTAAATGTCTCTTTTTGTTTTGTTAAAATTTTTGCTTTATTTTTTTGATACCATTCATCTTTATATTCTTTAACCGTTTCTTTATGTTCTTCAACATAATGTTTAGTTTTTTGTTTAATTTCTTCTTTATGTTCTTGATAATATTTTTGCGTTTGTTCTTTAATATGTTCTTTATGTGATTCGTTATATTCTTTTTTAAAGTGTTTGATTTTTTCAGAATTTTTCTCTCTATATTCCTTTTGTTTTTGTTTTAATATTTCTGATTTTTCTTCTTGAGATATTTTAGGTTCTTTTTCTTTTATAATACCCCAAAGTTGATTTTGGTAATCAATATGAGTTTTAGATTGAAGATGTCTGTGTTTATTTCCAAATGTATAGGTATTTCCACATTCACAATCAATAACCAGTTTTGTTTGTTTGGATATTTTTTCTTTATTAGCTTCTTTCCAAGCTTTATTGGCATGAGAAGCTTCTTCTTTATGTTCTGACCTGTATATTTTTTTTTGTTCATTTATTTTTTCTTTATTTTTCTCTCTATAATCCTGCTGATATTCTTTTATTTGTTCTTTATTTTCTTCAACATATTGTTTTTGATATTCCAATTTTTGTTCTTTATTTTCTTCATAATTTTCTTTTGACTTTGCTAATATTTCTTGTTTATTTTCTTCGTACCAATCTTGCTTTTGTTTTTCTTTTTCTTCTTTTGTTGTAATAGGATTATTACAATTTAATTTAGCATTAAGTGTTTCTATCCAATATCTTTCTCTCATTCCCGCTTCTCTTTTATTATTACAATTGTAAGGTTCTATTTGAATTATAGACCAATTATCCCATCCACCATTTTCTCTAATAAAATTATATACAAATAAATTATAATTTTTTAAATTTGAATTACAACAATTAGATTTATGATTATGTTTGCGATTATTTATATTAGTTGTATGACCTACATATATTTGGTTAATTGTAGTGTCTTTGCAACAAAGTTTGTAAATAATAGTTTCAGAATAATCCGTTTGTAGTTTTGGCATTTTATATTAAAGAATAATTTGTCTTTAAGTAATAATACTATAATGTCGTATAATGTCGTATAATGTCGTATACCGTTTTATTGTATCATTTATTTTAAAAATCTTCTGTTAGCTCAAATGCTTCAGTTTTTCCACTTGTTGTGGCCAAAGCATAATCCCCCAGACGACGCTCGAAAAAATTAGTCTTTGATTCCAGACTTATAAGCTCCATAAAGTCAAATGGATTCGATACGCCATAAATTTTATCATACCCTAATTGCACAGATAATCTATCTGCAACAAATTGAATATATTGCGTCATCATTGTCGAATTCATTCCGATAAGACGGCATGGAAGCGCATCACAAATAAATTCAGTTTCGATTTCTACTGCATCCTTTATAATTTCATAAATTTTAGTCTTTTTCAATTTAACTTGAAGTTTACTATATAAAAGAACAGCAAACTCACAATGTAATGCTTCATCGCGCGAAATAAGCTCATTTGAAAAAGTTAATCCTGGCATTAATCCACGCTTTTTTAACCAATAAATACTGCAAAATGCGCCGCTAAAAAATATGCCTTCTACACAAGCAAAGGCTACTAATCGGCTCGCGAAACTACTTCTGTTATCATTTAACCATTTTTGCGCCCAATCAGACTTTTTTTTGATACAAGGGAAGTTTTCTATAGCGTTGAAGAGGCGACTTTTTTCTTCGGAATTTTTAATATACGTTTCAATTAAAAGACTATATGATTCGCTTTGGCAAGTAAGAATTCCATTAAAAATTCCCCTATGTTTTTTAGGTTCATTAAAACAATAGGTAGCTTCATTTTCAAATATTTTTTCTATACTAGTTATTTTTATTCTCTCGGAAACATCCATAGTATTATTTAATCTTTCACAATATAATATATTAAGCCTTTTTGGAGAAAATCCGATATCAATAAGTTTATTTACTGATTTTCCAGTTATATATAAAATATAACAATCTTTGCACATATAATAATCATAATCTCCAGTTCCATCATTTTTTGGCATTAAACGTTTTTCTGCTTTATGATTTAATCTAATATTTGTTTGAATACCTAATGTAGTTAATAATAATTGGACATCTTGCAAAAATTTAAAATTTATTGAAGATAGTTGTATTGAAGTAGAGTCTTTGGTTGAATTTAAATTAACACATCCGTCAGCATCTACTAATCCTTCTAACCAACATAGTCTAACTTCTTTTTTGTAATTAATTGGAACAACAAATTTTTCTTTATTAATATAATTTGT